AGTAACTGAAAGGTCTAGGCAGGCCAACGCACCCGTCATGGTGACGGTATAGGTTCCTGCTTGGTCAAAGAATACTGAGTCAGCGCCTGTAGGGACAGACGCGCCACCTGCCCCGCCAGAAGTGGCAGACCAGTTAGTTGTTGTCGTAGTATCCCAAGTTCCAGAGCCACCACGCCAGTATCTATTGGCCATTTACACCTCCGGTGCTGGAGGTTCGTCGGGGGGCGGTGCGGTTACGGCAGCGATCCAGTTATCAAGACGCTGCTGTTTCATGGCGGCGATTTCTGCGCCGGACAAGTTGTGGTCGTCCGGCAAATGCAGCGCATCCGCGAACCTCCCATACTGCGTCTCAAACTCGAAATCCAACTTGACCATCGCCGCCTCTATTAACCAGCCAAGCTCAGGGTGTAGGTCACGTTCAGGGTGTCGCCGGAGGCAACCGAGCGGTCGCCGCCCGTGAAGTCAGCAGCAGAGAACAGCGTACCGGTAGAACCCGACTTGGTGTTGTTGCTGACCAAGAATGCGCCGCCAACGGTGGACGTAGCGTTGATGTTGAACACTGCAACCGAGGCGGAGTTCGTAGCCACCGAGGGGTTGGCCGTCGTTGCCGTGGCAAACGTACAGGTGGGGCGGGTGGCGTTGCTGTAGGGCACGACTTCCGTCCAGCCAGCGTGGGAGGACATGGTGTCGCCAGCGGCGGGGGTGTTAGACGCGCCAGCGCCGTACAGGCCGATGTACCAAGTCGTGATCTGGGCAACCGAGGTCAGGGCCGTGCCGCACATGTATTGCAGACCGACGTTCACCACGAGGTTGTGGTTCTCGGCAGACCATTTCAGTTTGCCTTCGGAGTCATAGCACTCCATGGTGAATTTACCCAGAGCCATCAACTGGTCTTCGGGTTGGCCGCTACGGATCAAAGTTCCGCTGACGGTATCGGTAGAGATTGCTTTTTCAATGGACATGGTGACTCCTTAGACAAGTCGAATGAGGGCAGACGTGGAAGTATCGGCAGGCATCTGCACGGTGAATGTGGAAGTTGAGGCTTTGTCGCTGCCAAAGTCTAGCACGCACACAGCACCGTTAGCTCCCGCTTTATAAATCAAAGCGCCACGCGCCGTGATGCTCCCGCTCCAAGACGGAGAAGAAAAGGTAACGTAAGTGGTACTCCCAGACGCAGTACCTGAAGACTGGACTGTGGCGGTTACAACCTGCCCACCAGCAACATAATTACCGCCAGATGCCTCTCCCGTAGCCGTGTACGCCGTCGTTGCAGCATTCAATGTCGCTTCGTTAGTGTACAGGGCCAGATAGAAGGTATCTGAGGAAAAGTTAATAGCCCCGCTCATGAGGTTGGAGCGGAGCGTGTTGCAGGAATAGTTGCCGGTGAAAGCCATCAGGTCACCGCCTGTCTATATTGACCAGAACGATACGCATCCTGACGCTCCATGCCGTCACCCAGACGTTTAGCCAACGCGAGTGCTTCGTTGTACTTGGTGTTGTACAGCGTCATCATGTCGGCTTCGCCCTTCATGTAGGTGTAGGCTTCCACAAGAGTACCGTACAGCAGCACGGAATCAAAGTTATCGCCCAGCCAGCTTGTGCCGGTTGCGTTAACCACGGAAGCTACAGAGGCCGAGAAGCCTGAACCGGCGCCGCCAAGATAAGCGTTGTCTGCGGACAGAACGTCACCCACGGTGTATTGGCACCCGGAGTTAGTGATTGTTACGGTGGATACGACATTACTTGCAACAACAATAGTTGCAACAGCGCCAGCGCCGGTACCACCAGTCAACGGCACGTCGGTATACGTGCCATTCACATACCCAGAACCTGTGGTGGAGACGGTCAAGGAGCTAATCGTCGCGCCAACAATCGAGGTCGGATAGTAGTAATAGTGCAGCTCCAGCGAGTACACGGTGTTTGGCGTGGGCCCCAAAAGAAACGACAGCTCGTTACTGACAGTCGTCCCAGATACAGTCGGGCCAAAAATGGCGTAGTACTTCGGGATTGATACGTCGCTGGGGTTGGGGTATGCCTGACGGATGAAGTTCACATCCTTGTTCAACAGGTACTCGTAGTTGCCGGATGAGTCAATGACGGCCATCGAATACACCGCCAAGAAGTCATTTGGACATGCCAAGTACTTGATGCCAGACGAGGTTGAACCCGTCACGTTCTTACGCAACGAGGGAAACTGAATCGTGTTGTAGATGCGCTGTTCAGCCTGCTTGATGAACGTGTTCATGATACTGGGGTCAGTATCGTAATTGAACGTGTTCTCCGCGTAGTTCTGAACGGCAACAACCAATTCAGCGTAGTTCATGCCATCGGGCCCCTAGCCATGATGCCTTTGGTTGCTGCACCGGTACCACGGATTTTGATGCCGTCAGTCTTAATCGGCTTCACATTGCCCTTGCTCACCATGCCCGCAGATGGGTTCATCTGGTTCAACTCTTCACGAGGAGAAGTCACGGGCAGGGGGGCTTTCACCGCCTTGCCTTTCATGCTGTGAGGGCCAGCGTACACAGAAGCGGGACCCACTTCTTTGCCGCCTTTTTTCATGCTGTACTTGGCCATATTAGCCTCCGCGAGAGCTAGATTTTTGATTCATGGCGCGAGCCATGTTGCGGCCATACTTACGCATGGCTTCGCCGGTCACGCCGCCCTTAGCCATTTTGTGCATGCGTTTTTCGTGGGCCTTCACTTCTTTGTCGGCAATAGCCTTGACCTGCTTTTTGTCCATTATCGACTCCTTACGTCGTTACTACCGTTAATGTACCCAAATTCACTTGTAAAACCAAGTTGTTTGGTGTTAAACCTGCATCCCACGCGGAAGACCCGCCCACGGGGTTCCAACCCCACTGGATGATGCGACTTCCACCTTGCACCGTACCTTGAGCGTCGGGGCTGGGACTTGTGGAGTTAATCAGCTGTAGGCCTGACAAACCAGACGTTACGTAGCTTCGATCCGGGCGGGGGTTACGCAGGCCTTGAGGGTCATCCACCGGGAACTCGCCCAAGTGCAACTGCGGCTGATCGGGGTCCCAGCACTCCTTGCAGACCAACAACTCGTAGTTTTTGCCCTTGATAACCTCGCGGCGCAACTCTTTGAGCTTGTAACGGCCATCGCAACGGTCGCACTGAGCGATCGCCCATTTGCCTGATGCGAACCGATTCCCCATTTACGCGGTTCCGATGAACTGCTGTCGGGGCACAAACCGCAGTGCGGCCTTCTCGTGATCCTCGTATGCAGCCAACTCCCAAGCCTCGTCGTACTGTTGCTTGAGCACCATGATGCGCTCGGCACCCTCGGGGATTTTGCCAGCGATGTAATACGCCAGCCCAGCGGCCATGCAAGGAATGAAGCGGAACGGCACGTCCATCACGTTCACACCGCCACCGGCATCTTGGGTGCGGCGCAGGCGCCAGTACACGAACTGATACGACTGCGCCCCATCGGGGGTCGGCCAAACAGTCACAGCGGGTAGGTTTTGCTGGTAAGCGATCGTACCCACCGAATGGGCCGCTGCCGTGGTGTTGTTCTGCCCACGGAAACAGTTATTTAGGGTATTCCCTGATATGTACCCATAGGTGATCGTCTCATCGTCCAGCTTAATAAACCCGGTATTGGGCATATTTGCCGTGCTTGAGAGAGTAATCGTGGTGTCCGTGGCGGAGATGCCCGTCGCCAAGGTGTATCCTGTAGGAGACGTTTGGCCGTCCAGACGCTGCACCCACACCTGAATTGGACGGGCTTGCTGGAGCTTGTTGGGCAGTGTGGCGTACGTAGAAACACTAATACGCGTGATGGTCAGGTCGGCCTGAGTAGCGGCTACGTTAGCTCCGGTACGGATCACATGCTCAAGTAGGTCGACCGTATCGTTGGGCAGCGCGTACGTGTTTTGTCCCTGCACCAAGTTGATGGTGCCAGAGTCGATCGTCCACATGTTGATGCCCCGGTTGGCCCAGTCGGCAAACATGATGTTGAGGCTACGACGTGCGGTGCGCAGGTCATATCCGGTGCGCAGCTCGCGCCCAGCGCGTTCAAACGCCTCCTCGACCAGCTCGGCTAAGTCAAGATTAAATGAGGTGAGCCCGGATGTATTTGCCATACGTTACTCTTTTGCTACTCTCATGTTGTCCACGAGATTGGGGTACGGGCGACCAGCGCGTTTAGCCGCAGCTTTTGCTTTGGCTTTTTGTTTTGAAGACATCTTCTTTGGGGCACCCAAGCTAGCCGGGCGGGGCTTAGACCACACCTCACCGCCGTCGGCATACATGTCAACGTCGTTCGGATTATCCGTGCGATGGATAACCTTCTTCTTGGGCATTTTGGACGGACGGATTGCGCCCATCCCCCGGCTGGCCATCATTTTTTGCCCTTTGCGTAGCCACCGCCACACATGACCATGGTGCCACGGGTTTTACCCCGCTGGGCGATCCCATCAGCACGAGCAGAGGCAGAGGAGACTTTGCCACCCTTGGCTTTTGCGGTGAAGGACTGGGTGCCAGCATCGTAGCTATACCCTTTTGGGGCGTTGTTACCCGTTTCGCCGCTAGCGCCACTATTAGTCATGCCAGCCATTTTTGCAATTTCGGCGGCCATATCTTCCGACATTTTGCTAAATACACCCATGACGTTCTCCTCAGCACATCTTTCCGCGAGTCTTACCCCGCGACGCAATGCCATCAGCACGAGAAGACGCTGACCCGCCGCTCTTGTAGCCAGCGTGTTGATACGCTTCGTACTCACGGGCGGATTCAGGAACAGACTCACGCATGGATTTAGCCGCACGGATGTCGTCGCGGGCAGACTTGGCCATAGTGGTAGAAACTTTAGACAAGAAGTCTTTCTCGCCTTCAATACCACGCTGCATGAGTTCCCGAGAGCGCTCAAGCTTCTCGGTTTCTTTTGTCGTTGGTTTACGGATGTCAGCCATGATGGCCTCCTTAAATTAGCACTTGCCGCCTTTTTTCATGCCCAGAGGTTTGCTACCGGACATCTTAATTTGCGTGCCTTTAGTCTTGCCTTTGGCAGCTACGCCATCACGGCTGGGGGCAGCGGTGCGCACTTTGCCCATTTTTGCGGTGGTGATGCCACCTTTAGCCATAGCTTTCATTTCGGATTCCTCATGCTTAACCATTGACTTGGGTGCGCCCTTCGCTTTCATGAAGGACACTTCTTTTTTCACCATTGCTTTGGACTCTTTCATTTGACCGCCTTTTTTAAAAAGTGCCGAAGCACCGTGGTTGGTTTTGGGATTGTTGATGGTCTGACGATCTGGACGGCCTTCGCTATCCTTACCGAAGCTCACGCCTTTATCAGCCTTTACAAACTCTTTACCTACAGACTGGGGGATACCCATCTGTTTTGCCTTGGCGGGGTCGTTGGCAACCATCGCCATCAGGTTGTGCTGTTTCTTGCTAGTTGAGGGCACTTCGTTGCTCCCGAATGAACATGTCAATCTTGTCGTTTAACTTGTCGAACCGGCTGTCGATGTGCACCACAATCTTGTCGATCTCGGCTTGCGTCACGTTGTCCCGTGCAATCTCCTCCCGAGTCCTGTTCAACAGGATTTGGATTCGACTCAACTCGGCTGACTTTTCCCTCAGATTCCAACTGAGTAACCCGATGAATGTAGTCAGCAAGACGTTCCACAGCATCATCTCCATGATCAGCAGTTCCAAGCCCTAAGAGATTTATTGATACGCGAGTTTGGGTCTTTGGCCGTCTTTTCGGACGTGAGCTTTTTCTTCATCCCACTCATCCTTGCGCAGAAAGAGTCTCGGCGTGAGCCGCCTTCCGGCTGGGGAGGTTTCAAGTTCATGCCCTGCTTTTTGGCAGAGGCTCGCCCCTTGGCGTTCAAGCCGCCTTTGGGGTTCTTGCCTTCTTTGCGTTGCCATGCTGGCGACTTAGCCATAGATCACCGTAATACCGGTGGGAGCTGTTGCGACGGCGGTGTACCAAATTCCGTTGGGAAACAAGATACCTTCGCCCGGCAAAATCACGTTGGTCATGTTCGAGTTTGAACCCGTATCCAGTTCCAACAAGATGTTGCCGCCCGAGGCGTCCAAGAATCTAGCCATACCAGCGGTCGCGCCGCCAGTAATGATCACAGACTTGAGACGCACTCGACCCGAAACAAGCGCCTGATTGGTTTGAGCGCCACCAGTATGGGCGGATTTAACGTCTGTTTGCATCATGGAGATTTACTCCTTAGACGTTCTGCTGGCCGTCGTACGGATCATCCACAAAGTAAGTGATGTAGCCGCCAACCGTACCGCTGCCGCTGGTATCGATCGTAACGGTGACATAGCTCAATGCGCTGATGGGGGTCAGGGTCAGACCAGAAGTAACCGAACCAACCGAGGCAACGGACAGATTGTTGGCAATAGCCGCGCCGGTCACAGTACCGCTGGTGTAGCCACGGGTGCCCAGATCGATAGAACCTGCACCTGCATCGTTGATTTCCACAGACAGAACCACTGCGCCTTGAGGCAGGATCAGGGCCGGGGCGTTCGCAACGGAAGAAATTTTTACGTTGGTTGCGGTAGCAACAGAGGCGTCGGCAATGTAGAAAGTCGCGGCCATAACGCCGGAACCACAAAAAGCGGTGCGAGTTTGATCGCCGCCGCCCGAACGCCAAATACTCTGGGTGGTAGAGACTGCCATTTTAAATTGTCCTTCGTACAAAGATCAGCGTGTCAGTTGTGTACGCATCTGCCGGATCAGTCTGACACACCGGGAGTTCCGGTTTAACGCAATATACCCCAAAAAGAAAAGGGGCACAAGGCCCCTTTTCCTCATCTCATCAGGACGAACCCGACGAGCCCCACATTCCGAGGGGATCAGACCAGCCGAACGAATAACGCTCGCGGGCCTTGTAACGGACGTTACCGGTGTCGAAATCGCCGTCCATGCTGTTTTGCAGCGGGGTGCGGACGAAATGCTTCATACCGTTAGGCACGTCAGTCGTCAGGAACCAAGCGTTGGTGTCGGTCAAGAAGTGGTTGACGGTGTAACCTTCCGGCACAGCGCCCATGTTCTTGATGGCGTTGATGTCATTGTCGTTGGTACCAACGCGCAGCTCGGTTTCG